ATTAGCAAGGACAACAAAGGGCAGGATTTCGCTAACCACCAGTAACCACCAAAACGGCCCCTGCGAGCCGGTGAAGGTGGCGTCGGTCAGAAACTCGTTGGTCTGAAAAATCACATCGTCAATCTCCTCTTCCAGAAGATTGATACCGAAATCCGAAAGTATGTTCCCGTCTGCCATTCGCTGTGTTATTTATTGTCCCCTGTTTACTGTTTCGTCTCCCTCTCCGCCGCCTGTGCCGCCGTCCGACTGCGAGCCGCGTACAGCAAAGCGCGATTCGTTCCACCGGTTCACGGCTTCGCGGACGATGCTTCCCTTGTTCAGGTTACGCTCGTCGGTCGCGTTCAGCAGGTTGCCCGTCATCGTGGCGTTCTGCCTGCGGGCGAGATACCCGACAAGAATCCCGTTCTGCCGGGTCACGTCCTCGTAAATGCGCAGGTACTCCTTTTTCCGCTGGGCGTTGGGCATATAGGCGTCTCGGGTAGCCTTGATGGCACTCTGATACACGTGGTAGTATTCCGTCCACCGTTCCCTGTCGTCCGGCGTGCCTCCTGCGGGCAGGATGCGGTCGATGTTGCGCTTGAACCGCTCCATCTGCCCGTTTATCTTGTCACTCTCGGCGAGCCATGCGAGGTCCACCTGACGGTCGGCCACGTTCAGCGCCTCTATCTTCGCGCGGCTGACCAGTGCCGAGTCGATGGCTTCGGCTTCGTCCACCTGGTTGTACAGATTGACGCCCGCCAGCGTGCGGAACGACAGCTTGTTCTTCGCCGCCGCCGACTTCTTGTAGGAGTTGTGCAGCAGCGTGTAATAAAGGTCGGGCGAGAGTGCGCCCGCTCCGGTCTCCATGACCGTAACTTGGTTCTGCTTAGGCGAGTCGTGGTTGTAGGTTACACTGACCTGTGCATGTACCGCACCGGTCGCTACAACCGCCATCGCCATGAGTAAAAATGTCCTTTTCATCTTCTTTTCCCTTTTATCTGTTTCTGTTCATCAGTCATCCAGTCGTCCCGCTTCACGCCACCGCCCGAAAGCCCCGTCGAGAATCTCCCGTTTGGTGCGCTCGCGGTATATCTTCGATTTCCAGTAGCCGATACGCACCTGTATGTACCGCCACGTCTCGATGTACGCCCGGTTCAGGTGCCGTTCGATGTCGTCCAGCGATTGGTTGATAGCCTCCAGTACCGTCAGCAGGTCACTGGTCGAGCAGGCCGCCGCTCCCGTGGCGTACAGCACGAGGTCGCTCACCGACTTGTAGAGTTGCTCCCCGTCATGGGCGATGTCACGTATGGCTTTCTCGTTGATGGTCAGTATCAGCGCGTCGGACGGTTCGATGCGTCCCCGTTTCAGTATCTTCTCGTTGAAGTCCTCCAGCAAGTTCTTGTAGTCGCCGATACGGTCGCTCACCGCTGTGTAGGTGTTCTTCACGTTCAGCGCCGTCCGCAAGGACTGGTACATCACGTCGATGATGTCGAAAGCACGGGTGTAGCGGTCCAAGTCCACGTTCAGCTCCTTGTACCCGCCGACCTCCTTGCGGCTGTACTCGTGCAGCAGTTTGTTGCTGTATTCCAGCGTACTGCGGGCCAGCAACAGGCTGCGCTGTTTCTTGTGGTCGTTGATGTAGGCTTCCACCGACACGATGTCGAAGGTCCACTGCGCCTTGGCGATGCCGGGCAGAAGAGCCAGCAGCACGACCGTTATCAGTAAGTTCCGTTTCATGGCCGTTCCCCCTTTCTTGTGTTTCTTCCGTTGCCGCCTCTGGAAGCCCGTGCGTTCTCCACCCAGCGGTCGTGGCACTCCTCCACGAGCGTGAGCCTGCGTCCTTCGTCCGTGTCCAGCTCCGGAAGCACGTCCTTCAGCACGTCGATGATGCTGCGCTTGTAGTGCATCATCTTCTCCAAAGACACGAGGTCGGCGTATATTTTTGTAATCCGCGAATCCACCTCACGGGCTATGGCAAGCCGGTCGCTCGACCACAGCAGGTGGTACACGTCCCCGGTCGGTGTATCTTCCATCGGGGCGGTACGGGCGTACTCCGTCGTGATCTTGCAGGACGGGTGTTCCCGGGCGATTTCCGCGATGCGGTCGTTCACCATCTTGGTCTTTTCCTCCTCCGAAAGGTTCGGGTCGAGCGTCAGCACGTCGGCGACGAACGTGTCGGTGTATTCCGTGGTCAGCTCCCAGCTGATCTGCAGGATGGCACGGTGAATCTTGATGCCGAGGAAGTACTTCGGTTTCCGCGCTATCGAAATCGTTGCCCGGAACGTGATGACGCCGTTGATGTTCGGCATGGTGGCCTTGCGTACATAGGTGTAGCCGCTCCACGCGCCGCCGTCCTGCCACGTGAGGTTGTAGGCGGTCTTACAGTCCTGCATGATGGCGGGTATGCGGTAATAGTCGTCCGTCGGCACGTCGTTGTCGCCCGCCGCTTCCTGTTTCGCGTCCGCGTACTCCTTCTGTTTTTTCTGCCATTCGGCCAAGTCGCTTTTCAGGCGGTCTATCTGTGTCTTGTTCGCGTTGTACTGCTGGCGGTACGCTGCCGCGTCCTCCACGCTCGCCTCGGCGATTTTCTTCAGCAACGCGGCATTCTCGTCCTCCAAAGCCTTAATCTGAGACTCAAGCAGGACGACATTGTTGTCCGCTTCCTGCACCATGCCGTCCAGCTCGGAGAGGTCCAGCTCGTTCTCCGTGACCGAGGTCTGCATGGCGCATTCCTTCGAGTGGGCGTTCAGCGAACTGCCGCACTTGCGGCACTTGTACTGTGTCGTTCCCTGTCCGAGCGTGGCGCCGTCCGAACAGGTCACGCTGATGGTCACGCTCTCGCAGCCTTGCAGCTTGGCGGCGTCCGTCGCCTGATAATAGTTCCGCGCGTCGGAGGCGATATAATAGGTATAGCCCTCCTCGTTGTCGTTGAACTCCGAGAGGCGGGCGTTCAGCCCGGCCTTGAACGTGTTCAGGTCCATCGAGTAGGAATTGAACACATCCTCGTAGATGACCTCCTCGTGGTTCCAGCTCTGTCTGACGTGTATCTCGTAGGCGTATGCCTTCTTCGTCTGCTTGCCGCCCCGGCTGATGATGTAGGCGTTCTGCCAGTAGTCTATGGTATAGGTGTAGCCGTCGTTGCTGTTGTTGAGCTGCTGTACCCGGCTCCTTGACCATCCGGCATACCGCTCCGAATTGGAGAGTGCCTGCTCCCGTTGCGAGGCATTGGGATAGAAACCGGGGTCGCTCGTCTCGAAGCGCGTCCACTCGCCACCGTTCAGGATGCTGTTGTCATCCGTCGGCGGGTAGTAGTCGCAAAGCGAAACGCTGCCTTGGTCCCGTCGGGCGATATACCACCGCTGCGTGTAGTAGTTCCCGGCCACCTCGTCCAGATAGTCGGTCATCCATGACGTGAGGTTGTACTCGCTCAGCTCGAACAGCCCCGCCACATTGTCCTCACCGCCCACCATCTCGATAAGCAACCCGCCGAGGTTATGCTCCGCCTGCTCGAAGAGGGCGCCGTAATGGTCGTACAGGTTGAAGATTTCATCCACCTTGCCGCCCATCAGGTCGTGGAACGAGCTGGTCTGCAGCAGGGCGTCGCCGATATTGCTGATTCCCGCCGTGGCAAGCCCGACCCCCATGTTGTAAAGGTGGTCGATGTCCTCTTTCAGGTTCTCTCCGGTGAAGTTGCCCGGCACACGTGCAAGGTCGTCCAGCAGGTGCTGCCAGTCGATGCCGCCCGCTTCCGAGAGTTTCAGCAAGGGAGCGATGTCCCGGTTGATTTCGAGGAACACGATGTCCGAGAACGTCAGCGTGCTGTTCGTTACCACGCTCTCGAACTGCATACACAGGCTTTTCGTCTCGTCGCATATCTTCATCAGGTAGCTGCCCCAGTGGATGGCCGTCTGCGGCGAGCGGAGCATCAGCTTCGCCACCACCCATATCTTCGGCATGATTTTCTCCGCCACCATGCGGTAAATACGGCGGTAGTAGTAGTTCTCCGTGCTGCTGCACCAGATGCCGAGGTCGGACAGAGCCTTATGCTCCAAAAACTTGGAGGCGAAAATGCCCGCCGTGGCCACTTCCGCCGCATTGTAATGTTTCAGGATGTCATCGACCTGCTCCCGGTAATAGCTCTCGGCCACCGTCTCCGTGCCGAAAGCGGCAGCCATCGCCGCCACGGTACGCGCGTCGTAGTTCACGCTGTAATACTGGGCGTGGACACGCTGCGCGAGGGCGAGCGACAACACTATGAGGATGAGCGACAGCCGTTTCATCAGTATCTCGCTTAACGGTTAAAAAAAAGGAATTTCCGCTTGCTGCGGTTATGTGTTTCGGGTACTCCTTGCAGGGCCAGTATCAGCTTTTCCGCTTCCTCCATTGCCTCGTATGGGGACAGGCTTCTGTATTTGACATACAGGTCTCTGGCAACCTCATACCGGCGCTGTTGCCACTTGGCTGTTTCCGACTCTTCATAACGAATGATGGTGGTAACGCCCTCGTCCTCTTCGGATTTAATGCCCATATAGATATCCAGTTCCTTTTCGGTCATACCCGGCCGCAGGCCATGTCTGCTTAGTATATCCCCGATGTGTGCGATGCTTTTGTATCCCAAATGGCGGAATCTAATCAAATCCTGATTGGTGTGCAGGCACAGGTCCCGGACAGAGACAATCTCATGGCTCCCGCATACTTTGCGAATGCGAAGGGCGAAAGGTTCTTCGCAAAACAGTTCTCCTACATTTTGGTTTATGTCAATCTTTTTCATTCTATATGATTTTATTGTTTCGGTTTCAGGTTCAATACCCGTCCCGCCTCATTGACCTTCTGGGCAAACGGCAGGGATTTGCCGATGCCGCTGGCGTCCCAGTCGCGGCAATACGCCTCGATAGCCTCCTGATGGCTGCACCGGAGTTCTCTCTTGTAGAGTTTCAGGGCCTCTTTCTCCGCCCGCTCGGTCGTGTAGGTCATGTAGCACTCGTGAGGTTCCTCCACGCCGTACACGCCGCTGGTGCTTCCCCGGCGGATGAACACTTCGCGGAAGAAGCTGCGCCCCTCCTTGTTTTCCAGCCGGTTGATGGTGAAGATTTTCTTGCAGTCCACGTCCGTAAGTCCGAGAATGGCCTTGATTTCATCGAATCGCTCGCGGAACTTGCTCTGGTCGAGCAGCATCACCACGTCCGAGTTGTTGATGATGGCCTCCTTGACGATAGGACTGCCGATGATGTCCTGTATCTCCTGTGTCACCACGCCCACCGAAGCCCAGAACTTACGGGCCGTCTTGTACATGAACTTGATGTATTCGGCCATGAGCGGGCTGGCAATGGCTTTCCACGCTTCCTCGATTACTAAGACCTTACGGTTCTTCTTGATTCGCATCTTCTGCAGGAATACATCCATGATAATCAGCGTAACAAGAGGGAACAGGAGAGGGTCATCTTTTATACTGTCGATTTCAAAAACGATGAACGTCTCGTCGAAGAGCGAACTGTCCATGTTCTCGTTCAGCGTCTTGTCATGGTTGCCGCCACGGTAGAAGTCCTTCATCATGTAGCGGTAGGTCGAAATGTCGATGCCCGAGATATGGTTCTCGTCGCAGATATCCGGAATGCGCTGCACGGAGAACTCGTAGAACGAGTTGAACGACAGCTCTTCCACTTTTAACTCCTTACGGCGACGTTCCATCTCGTCAATCATGCGCTCGATACGCCCGGCACGCTGCATCTCGGTTTCCTCCTGCCGTTCGCTGCGGTTGCGGTCGTCGATAACGAGGCTCTTGCGCAAGTCCTCGCGCTGCATGGGCGTGAAACCGTCGAAGCCGTTGAAATAGGTGTCGTAGTACTCCGTGATGACCTGCTCTATCAGGCGGTCCTCCGTCTTTGTGACCGTACCCTGCGAGCCTTTCCAGATGAGCAGCACGAGGTTCTTCAAAAAGCCAGTTTTCTCCACGTTCATCTCCTCGCGGTGGATGCGGAACGGGTTCATCGTGATAGGCTTCTCTTCCGTGTAGCTGATATACTTGCCGCCCAGATACTCGCAAAGCCCCTCGTAGCTGTTACCCGTATCGACCATCACCACGTCCGTGCCCTGCTCGTAAAGCTGGCGCACGACGGAGTTCATGTGGAAGCTCTTGCCGCTGCCCGAAGGTCCGAGACAGAAAAAGTTCGAGTTGTCCGTCAGTTTGTTCTTTCCCTCTTTTCCCGTGATGTCGATAGCCACGGGCACGCCCTGACGGTCGGTATAGTAGATTTTCAGAGGCGTCTCCTCGCTGTGCTGGATGCGCTCCTTGTACATCAGGCACATGGCGGCGTCGCCCAGTGTCAGGAAGCGGTCGTACTCCTCGCTCATGCCGTAACAGTTGCCCGGGAACGAGCTGACGAACAGCTCCAGCTGGTTGTATGCGTGCTTGCTGATATGGATGCCCATACGCCCGAAGGCGTTTTCCAAGTGGTTCGTACACTTTTGCAGGTCGGTGTCAGCCGGTACGGCGACAATCAGGTTGAAGTGGGTGTACACGAGCTGCCGGCTCTCGCGGGCGATGACCTCCTGTACCCGCTTGATGTCCTCGACGGCCATCTGGTTGCTCGGGTTCGGGATGCTCGCGTGCCGGTTCTTCTTTTTGTCCAGCAGGGCCAGCTCCCGCTTTTGGTTGGGCATATAGATAATCTGGTTATAGACCACCGTCTCCGCGTTCGGGATGCTGTCGATGACCGACACGAGGTCCACCGGCATCTCCGTGTTGTTCACCTCGATATTGGTATAGGGGCGTATCAGCGAGGGTAGCGCGGCGTAGTCCACGTCCACGAGGCTGTACACCTTGCAGCGTTTGTCACCCATCGAGACCGTCTCCTCGTCCGCCTTGAAATTGGTCATCGACACGATGCGGTCCTTGAAGTTCATCGCGAAGTAGCGGTCCACGTACTCGCTCGCCTCGACCTTGTTCAGGAACTTCGCCTGCACACCGCCGTCCCGCAGCTGGTCGTGGACCTTGCGGATTTTCACCAGAAAGTCGCGCCACTGCTTGCCGTCGTAGGAGAACAGGCGGCTCTTCTTCGTCTCCTGCGTGATGGTCAGGTAACACACGCTGTCCGTGTAGTTGCGCCCCTTGAAGTAGCGGAAGTAGGCGGATGAAAGGAACTCGCGCCCGTCGCCCGTCCCGTCCTCGAACTGCTTCCGCATGAAGATGTCCTGCTTGTGGATGGCATACCCTTCGCCCAGCGTCTGCGCTATCGCGGTGAACAGGTGCGTGTACTCGTAGTAGCTGTCGATGTTGGCGCAGTATTTCTGTACCGGGTTCTCTATCTTCAGCACGGCAGAGTATTCTCCCGTCTTGGTGTACAGCACGCCCACGCCGTTCGTCTCTTCCACGGAAAAGTAGATGTCCTGGAAGATACGCTTGCGCTTGCCGCCCGTACCGAAGGCATAGACCGATACCGCCATGCCGGCGCACAGGGTTATGAAAAGCAGTATGATGTACAATGTCATTGTCATTTCAATACACATAAAAAAGGCAGAGCCGCCCGAACTTCAGGCGGCCCTGCCCGCGTTCAACATTCAATAGGACCACACGTTGCACGTGGTGGTTTTCTTTCTGCCGTCATGGCTTCTTCGAGTTGGCATAGACGTACACGCCGCGCGAATCTTTCTTGGTATGCAGCCCCTTACGCTGTTTGAGCATGATGAGCGCGATACCCGTGGACAAGACCGCGACCAGCACGACCAGCCCGGCCACGAAACCCGCCAGACAGTACGCGATGATGAAGCCTACGATGGCTCCTCCTGCTGCGCCCGCCGCCCAGTAGATGTAGCGGCCTTGAATGCCCATGAACTCCAAAGGGCGTTGTAGCCCTTTGAACAGCGAGTAGTCGGGATAACGTTCGTCCTTGGCTTGCATCACACGTCAGGTTTAACCGCCGATACCGAAGAACAGCGGCAGGGCCTGAGCCGCAGCGATAAGGAAAATACAGGCTCCCACGACCATCATAATCTTCTTCTTGACATCCTGCTCCTCGTTGTTCATGGCGATATAGACGCTGATCGCGCCCACAATCGCAACGACCCCGGCGATAGCGTAACACAATTTCACCACAATCGGGACATACTTGGCGATTTCCTCCGTGACGGTCGCCAGCGCCGTCGTTCCGGCAGAATAGTCGCCGGCGGAGTTCTGGGCCATGGCGGCCGTCGGGCCGCACAGCATCATCAGCATGAACATCTGCATCTTCTCTTTGGCAGAGGCCAGCTTCTTCATCAGTCTTTTTGCTTTTTGAAACATGATCTTTTATATTTTATTTGTTTGTTGTTTTCCGCACCGTCACTGCGGCGGTACGGCTTCGCCTCTTCGGTCTCTATATGCGATAACCGAAAAAGGCGGGGAACACGAAAAACGCGCCGATGGCAAAGAGGCAGGCGCCAATAAGCATCATAATGGACTTGCTTACGTCGTCGTCGCCCCGGTTCATCTTGATGTAGATCTGGAGCGCGGCTATGACAACCAGAACCGAGGCGAGCGCGTAGCACATGTACTGGACATACAGCATCATCGTGACCACGAAGTCGTGCATCGTGGCGAGCGCGTCCGCACCCCAGCTGTAATTCACGCCGCCGCTTTTGGCAAATGCCGAACATGGGAGGATGGAACATAGTGTACAGAGTATCTTTTTCGTCCTTGACATTTTACAGCTCATCTTTGACAGGCTTCCACTTCAACTCGGGACGGTTTTCCGGACAGCCCCTGGAAACCATCGCCTTGTACATTTCCTCCGACGTGAAGGGGTCAGACAGGTAGGGGACGGAATCTTCCATCCGTTCCTCCGCCTTGGCCTTCAGCCGCTCGAACCGCGCATGGGCGGTCTCTTCCTCTTGTTCCGCATCGCCGCCCTGCGCTGCTGGCGGGGCGACTGTCTCGGCCTCCGTGTCGTACTTCTCGCTTCCGATACTGAACCCGGTCTCGTTCTCCGAGACGCTGATGCTCTCTTCCGTGGCATCCACAAGGCCGAGGTCGAAGACCTCCTCGTCCGTCTTGCCGCTCTCTTTCTTCCCATAGAGGTCCCGGGCGATATTGACCGCGTAATAGATGACGTACAACACCGTCAGGACAATGGCGAATATAAAGTATGAACCCATATTTTTTAAGTATGATATTAAAATTCGATTAAAGTATGATTGCAAAGGAAAGGATTATATTTTATATGCGGAAAAATCTTGATGTCAAACGAAGAAATAACAGCTAAAATAAGTCTGAAAATGCAATATCATACTTTAATATCATACTTTAAGGCGAATTTCACGCCTTGATGGGACATAGAAAAAGCCCTCCGGAGGGGAGAGCTTTCCGGCAGAACGGGCGGTGGTCCTACAACCTTTTACCGCGCAGGTAATCGTTCAGGTCCTTATATTCGCCGTATCGGTGGGCTTCGTTACAAACAAACTCTTCATACATGCCGGCTATGGTCTCTGCGGTTTTCCGTCCGGCAAGATCATTATCAAGGTAGCAATGGATTATCGGGTACTCCTGCAGGTGAACCAGCGCCTTCTTCAGGTTGTTCACGGAGTTCATCACGAGATAGTCGCAGGGTCCGCCGACGCAGACCGTATCATCGCCCGCCTGTTTCAATGTCAGGTAAGAGAGGAAGTCCATGAATCCCTCGAACACGCAGACCCGGTTCTGCGTGCCATCCCTCGAATGTCTCACCAGAGAGATGTCCTTCTCTTTGATACATCCCTTGTAGTAAGGGTTGCGCACCTCATACCCGCCGGAGAGGTTGCCGAAGGCAAGGGCGAAGTAGTGCCGCTTCCGCAGCACGTAATGTACCTCCCGGCAGAACATACGCGCTATGTCCTCGTCAATCAGACGGGTACGCAGGTAGGAGAGCAGCGCGGGGTGCCGCAACGGCACGACCCTTATGTCCTGCATCTCGCATTCCACGGGCCGGGGTGTCGTGTCCGCCATCCGTACTCTGGGTACCGGGGCGACGCTCTCGTGCCGCTCGATGTACGCGAGGACCTCGCTCACGTCGTCCGTCCGGTAAAGGTGCTTGCCCAGCTCCACCAGATCGCCGCCCGTCGCCGCGCCGAAGTCGTACCACTCGTTCAGCCGGTCATTGACCTTGAACGACGGCGTGCGTTCATCCCGCAATGGGGAAAAGTACCAGTACTGGTCCGATTTTATGCTTCGGGGACGGTGCCCCAGACGGGCGAGATAGTCCACGATACGCAACTGTTTTGCTTCCGCTATGGTCATTTCTATTTATTTTCACTTGTTTCTCACTTGTTCTCAAAAAACAGTTTACTTTGGTTTTCCTCCCTATATATAGATAGATACTAAAGTAAACTAAAATATATATGCCCGCGCCCGCCCTCATTCTTCGTCGAAAAGCATGGCTTCGGTAGGTGTCACGTCATAATAGAAGAGCTTGTCCCGCTTGATGACCAGCTTCAGGTTTTCGGTCAGGTATTGCAGCAGTTTTATCATGACGCTGCGCCCCCGTTTGAAGCCGATGGCCTCGTAAGCTGTCATCATCGCCTGCAACACGTTCTCGAACCCACGTATGGGCTTGTCCCCGAAAGCGGCGGAGAGAGCTTCCCTGTGCTGCTCGACGGACAGGTTCATGAACCCCGTCCGGTTCTTGGACCGCTCGGAGGCGTTGCCGTCGAACGAATGGTTCTCTGCCATGACCGGAAGTCCTCCGTCATCCACCGTAAAGGCGAAAGGCCTGAACTCCTTCTCGCGGATATGCAGCGCGTGGACTTCGCTGATGCTTGGGTTCTCGCTGCTCTTGCTGATGACCAGCACCGTCTCCGCCTTGTTGCTCATCTCTGTGCCGATGTGGCCGCGCACGTTGTTGTCGCCCTTGTTCAGGTGGAGTACGCAATGGATATGCAGGTCGTACTTCGACGACCACTCCATCATCTTGTTGATGACCTCCACCGATTCACTCGTGCTGTTGATGTCCAGCATCAGGTCGCGGATGCCGTCGATGATGACCAGACCGTACCCTTTGCCCTGACGCAGGGCGTAGTCGATGACCTCTATACGGACGGACGGCGAGTATTCCCTGAGACAGATGAAGTCAAGGTTCTCGCTGTCGGACGTGGTGGGCAACCCCGCGAGCCGCAGGATGCGTTCCAGCACGTTGTGGCAGTGGAAGCGGCTCTGCTCCGTGTCCACGTACAGAATCCGCTGTTTGCCCTCGGGCAGGTGCGCCCGGTAGTTCAGTACCTGCCGCCCGGCAAGGGACGCGGCGACGATGGCCGACACGTTGAACGTCTTTTTCGACTTCGCCTTACCGGTCGAAGCGCTGAAGTTGCCCAGCGTGGCGATAGTGGAGTTGTCTATCCATATTATCTGCGGGGGTGTCTCGTAGGTGTCCGTGGCTTTTATCTGTGATATGGTGAGTATGTCCGAGAGGCGGTTCTCGTCGATTCCCGCCCCGGTATTGCGTTCAGCTCTTTTTTCGTTTTCCATAGCGTCGCTTGTTAAAGAATGGTTGTGTGGCCGATGATTCCGTGGTCATGCGCTCGGCTTCGTCCACGGTAGGTTCGCAGTTCTGTAGGAGCCATTCGTCCAGCTCCTCCTTGGCGAAGTAAAGCATTTTGCCACGGGGTTTATAGTGCGGGATCTCCTTGTTCGCCGTGAGCTTGTACAGCAGGCTCTCCGAAACGCCGATGTACATGCACGCTTCCTGGAATGTAAAGACCCTCTTGGTCGTGTAGATATTGTTTTCCAACAAGGTTACACGCTCCAAGAGGCTTTCCACCGGCTCCAATTTCTTGAGAACCGCTTCTACGGCGGTCATCCGTTCGTTCAACCGCTCCATGAATGTAGTTCTGTTTTGCATAAGACTGATGTTAAAAATTAGACAATGAAGGTGCTCCTCCGTATCTGTAGCGCGTTACGGAGGGCAAAGTTAGGCGATGTGAGAGTGACTGCGAGACGTTGCGGGTTGATACCATACAGGTATCAGCGCAATTATCACGCTTTTACCTTTCACATGCTTGGCTTTTTAGCACTTCATGTCATTCCTTCAGTCCGGCGATGGCCTTCCTGATCCCGTTGGCGGCGGCTGTCTTTTTTATCCTCGCGATAGACAGGGCCGTGGACAGGCTTGAGGCGGAGACATGCGACCTGCCGTCCTTGGACACAAGGAACCGCCCCTTGTCAAGAACGGACTGCCAGTACGGCTCGATGAGCCTGTTTTCGAGCAGGGCGTCGAACATGACGGCCACGTGACGGACGTTGTTTACACGGATGCTGAAATCTTCCCGGCAGGAGAAAAGCGCCTCCATGTCCTCGATGCAAAGCGTAGAAACGCAAAACAGATGAAAAGCTGTGGCGCAAGCCACGATGCCTTTCATCTGTTCTCTGGAAAAATTGCAGCCAAAAGAAAGAGGAGGAACGCGCGTCGGATTATCCGCGCCGGGGCTGCCGGGAGATGATGACTCGTAGAAGTTGTACTTCCACTTCAGTCTCATGCAATCCTCAAAAGAGAATGAGTCTGCGGTGAAGTATTTTCTGACGAGACCCGCACAGTCGTGCAGCAGCCCCTTGACGATGTGGATGTTCATCTCGTGGCAGTTCCTGCAAACAGCATCGTTGCAGTTGATGTAGCGGTGACTGTGTACGAAGTCGTCCACGTAACGGTCGTACCGCTTGCCGGATTTGATGACATCCTGAAGGTAAATAACTCTCGCCTCGGAAAGCAGGGCGAATAACTCTTCCGCTACATCATGTTCAGTAGCGAAGTGGTGCATGTGTCGGTTCCCTCCAAAAAGAGAGAGGACCATTGTTCGGTCGTTTCATGTCCAAATTACTTTTTATGGGTTAATACTTATTGTAACGATTTGAACTCCAATGAAAAACATCGGAGCCAAATACAAAATACTTACCTGTAAATTCAAATTTGACATGTAGCGTTTAATTTATTAGTCAAACAATCCGTTGGTTAAATTAACCGCGTCATCTTTCTTCTTATTGACGATTTTGGCGTAAACCTGCGTCATTCTCACAGATGTGTGACCGAGCAACTTTGATACGGTATAGAGGTCTGCGCCAAGCGTCAGCATCATGGTCGCGAACGTGTGCCTCGCCGTGTGAAACGTAAATTGTTTGGAAATTCCGGCGGCCTTGGCCCACGGCTTGATGAGTGTATTAACGGTCGAAGGCAAATCGAACACGTTGTCGTCCCCCGTCTTATCCCCACGTTCCGGCATCCATTTCAACGCCTCGTTGGACAATGGAAGATAAATCGGTTCTTTGGTTTTCTGCATGGCCACAGCCAAACGGTACTGACCGTGGTCGAGAAACACATCTTTCCATTTCAGTTTCTTCACGTCGCTGATGCGCAGTCCGCAGAAGCAGGAGAACAGGTAGGCGCTCTTCACCCTCTCGTTATCCATCGGGGTGGCAATCAACGACCGCACCTCCTCAATCGTCATATAACTGCGCACGCTTTCCGGCATCTTGGGCTTTTCCGATTTCTCCATTTCGTTGAACGGATTTCTCAACAGCCGTTTGGCACGGACAGCGGCGTTCAGTGCGCCGTTGAAGATCTGGTAATAGGTATTGCGTGTAGAAGCTGCTATCGGTTTCCCTTGGGGGCGATAGGTTGTCAGCATGTAGTCGATGTAGCCCTGACAAAAATCAAGGTCAATCCGGTCCAGCGTGAACCGTTCTCCTGCGTAGTCCTTCAGGATATGGGTTACAGCCACGATTTGGCCTATGCCTTTCTTGTCCCGTTTTTCCTGATACTCCTTATAGGTTTTCATCCAGTCCAGCAGATAGACCTTATCCACGTGATTCGCTATGCCGGCTTCTCCGCTGGTCAGTTCGATGATGCGTTTCGACTTGATGGCATTGGCGGCAGCCATCGTGATTTCATTCTGCCGACGGGCATTGCGGTCCGTTTCCGGAATGAGATACATCTTCAGGTATTCGTATGTCCGCTTGCCGTTACGGTAAACGTCCAGATACAAACTCTTACTGCCATCGGACAAATCCTTCGTCCGGAGACGTATGGGTTCCTTTACTTTTTTAGGCTTCTTTATTCGTGGCATAATTGCATTCTTTTCACTCGTTGTTTTCTAATGCAAATGTACGAATAAAAATCGGAATTGAGAAACAAACAAGGAACAAAAATGTACCGAAAAAGAGCCAAAAGACAGAAACAGATGAAAACAACTGAAAGAAATTTTATAGACTTAAAATATTGATATAAAGCCGTTTTATCTATACTTAATTGGATTTTATTTTCATTTCAAACGTATCCCTATGGTTATTGCCAATAATCTCAGCTTTCTTTTCTTCGGAAATTTCAGAAGAAGAAAGCACCTGGTCGTAATATTCATTCTGAATATCGAGTAGCTGCTGACGGTATTCCTGTTCTGATGAAAGTCCGGCATAATGCTTCTGTGTCACACTTTCAATCTCCAGCTGGTACTGTTTCTCTAGGCGGGTAAAGGCTTCTTCAGATGCTTTGTTAGCATCTTCTTCATCCAGCTTGTTGCATTCTTCTTTGTACTTGATTCGTGCTTCGAGAATCTTCTGTTCAATCTGCTGGCGTTTCTCCGGTTCCAGTCCGGCGATGGCCATCATATTCTCGAGGTGACGCATCTCCAGGTCTTCCATGAAACGGGTGTATTCCTGCTGTGTCATCTCGTCACTGGCCAGATAGGTACGTTTTAAATCGGCCAGTTCATCGTAATAACGCTTGTTTTCTGCTGTTATCTGGGGATTTTCTTTGTTTGTTTTGACTGTCTTTTCGTTGGTTGTAATGGTTGTAGTGATATTCGTATTTTTATCCTCTGGTATGGAGCTGATTATTTTCTTCAGCTCCTTTTGCCGTCTGTCCAGCTCCAGCAAGGACTCAGCTTTTTCTTCTGCCTGGTTGTCCAGAGAGTGAAGCAAGGCTTTACGCTGTGATTCGTCTATATCGGTACGGGCTTCGATAATCTTCTTTTGTTCATCATAATACTTGCGGTAAGCTATCACTTCTTTTGATAACTTATCTTCGATGATAGCCAGTTCGGATTCTGTATCCGATTTTAGTTGCTGACGCTGACGGCCATTCAGGGCATCGATATTTTTGTACCTATCCTCGATGCTTTTATACTTCTCTAGTTCATCCTGAGTACGCTGTAATTCTTCGTTGTACTTTCGCTGTGCTTCTGTAGCTGCGTCTGTATTGGGGATGAGCTTAGTGGATATGTATGTTACAAGGGCGGTTAGTCCGGCAAGAACCAGTCCGACCGGATTCAGCTTCAGTACTTTATTAAATCCATTGGTCGATACGGTTGCGACCTTGACTATCAGGTTATACGCTTTGGTGTAGATGGTGGCCGCATTGACCGCAATATTATATGCGGCCAGTGCGGAACCGGATGCTATCAGTACCGCCTTGTATTTGATAAACCAGTCAATCAGGGTAGGGAGGGCCACGATGATTTTTGTCGTCCAGCCGGTAAGCAGTGACAACGATGGGTTAAGCCGCTCCATCAGTTCGATTCCGGCTTCCTTGATGCTGTTGCGGTATTGTGCCATTTTAGCCTCGTTGGTGTCGGAGTTGATGGCTGCCTGTTCCATGGCGATGTTCGTATCTGTGACAGCTTCGGTGTATTGGCGTACTTTATCCGCATTGTCAATCAGGATAGTGGCGGCAGAATAGGCTTCTTCGCCGAACATGGTTTGGATTTGTGCTGCTGTCAGTGACTTTTTGTTCAGGTTCTCGAGTGCGGTCTGCAAGCCCACTACCTTCGGGTTGGTTTCATCCGGTCCGGTCTGCAGTACCAGGAAGAACTTACGGAGTGCGGTACCGGCCGGTTCTGCCTCCAGTCCTTTCTCTGCCAGCATCTGGATGGTACCTTGTAGCTGCTCGATGCTTACCCCTGCACCGGACGCAGCCACGCCGGCATTTTTGATGGCGGCGGCTTGGGCGGAAACATCGGCTGCACCTTCTTTAGAACCAGCGGCCAGCACATTCACATAGCGGGCGGCCTGGTCGGCTGATTCCCCGTACATGTTGAGGGATACGGTGGTGGCTGTCACGGCATCTTTCAGGTCGATTTTGGCTGCTGCAGCCAGTCGCATGGCTTCGATCGTGACGGCGTTCAGGGCTTCCTTGTCCTTCAGAAGCTCCGGTTTCTTGGAACCGATGAGCATGTATGCCTGAAGAATTTCGTCGGATGACTGACGGATGCGCAAGCCGGACTCGTCCATGGTAGTGGACAGTTGCTCGGCCTGTTTTGTAAGCCACTGGATAGATTCATCATCCAGTCCGGTCAAAGCCTTCAACTCTGCCTGGGAGGATTCCTTGGAGTCGCGGTTGTTGCGAAGGGTATTCAGGGCCATAGATACACCCGTGATGGTGGCTGCACCCGTCGCCAACAGGCCACCCCATTTAGCAAAACCGTTGTTGAAACGGGACAACCATCCTTCTGTCTCCTGTACTTCAGTCTTTATCTTCTGAAGTTCGGCCGTCACCAGTTTGGCCTGCTGCTGGTAGTATTTCCACTCCGCAGAACCTCGCTTAATATGTCCGCTGTTCAGCTGTCGGTTGATGGCTGTCAGGGTGGCACGAAGCTCTTTAGGCGTGGCTTTGTCGAGGTTATTCATTACCTCAGTAAGTGCCGTGGTATCTTTCTTCAGCGTCTTAATCTGGGCTTCCGTTTTCCGAAGCTCAGAAGTGACCTGCTTGATTTTAGATGTATCACCGGCCTGGTAAGCATCTGCCAGCTCCTTTTTTAATCCGGATGCAATCGTTTCCAGATTCTTGAGTTCCTGCTTCGCTTCTTCACCGTTTACGCGGACCTCGACGGTTGCTACCTGGTCTATAGCCATATTATTTCTTGTTTAAGATTACACGAATTTTGTATATTGCAAACAGCACAAAGAGGATAAGCACTATGATGGTGAATACCATGCAGAACTTCTGCCATGTGGTAAGCCTCCTTTCCACTTCTATCGTCTGCACTGATTTTTGAATGATTGTACTGTCTTTCCCTGAAATGAATACCGTATCTGAAGGTACCTTGAAGTCTGTCATCAGGTTGCCCATGGAATCAAGTTTGAACCGTAGGCGTGCGTTTTCGGACTGTGCCATGTCTAACCAGGAAAGGACGACTCGACCGTTCGAGTCGCATTCCAGTAAGGCTCGGATGGATGCGGAGTCTGCTGGCTTGAAAACAGGTATCAGCTTGTCGTGTACGATGATTTGTGTGTGCTCTGAAGTGAGGTGCTTCCCGGTTTCACAACTGAAAAGCACCGTACTGAAGATAATTATGAAGAAAAGTATATTCAATGATTTCATAGCAGCTCCCATCCTTTTTCTACATCTTCCATTACAGCTGGTACTCCGTTTTCCACTTGTGAGATAGCGGCAGCAAAGGCGCACATGGTTGTCTTATCCTCCACATCCGGAACGTAGGTTGTCGGGACCTGCATTTCCTGGCATACACGTGAAATATAGCCGGAAGTGTTGTTCTCTATCCGAGGTGCCCACCGGCTGATGAAATCGGCAATCGTCTGGCAACCGTACTTCAGTCGGTAGTTCTGCAGCAGCTTGATTAGTGCCCGATAACCGTGGGCCATGTCTTCGAATTCTTCGAAGGTCTTGTCTCGTTTTTTAGATGCAGGAACCTCCCCCTGCCAGTCGGTTGCATCTGAGTTGCGGATGTTGCCTGGGTTGTTATTACGCAGGCCACGTGGTAACTGTTTCATTTTTTTACTCCTTCCTTAATGGTTTTGATAATCTTGTGAGCTTCTTCAGGTGTCGCACATTCCATGATCCGGACGGCCATGTCTGCTACTTCGGCCGCATGACTTTTTTTCTTGCGAAGATTTTCAATGATGGATAAACCCTCTACGATCATCACGCCCAGTGTCCCGATAATAGCTCCGTAGGGGAGATTATACCATGGAAAACATAATCCGAGAATATCAATCATGATGAAGAAAAGAAGTAACCGGAAATAATCGACGATTTTAGTTCCGGTCTTACGCAGTGGTCGGCTACATATTTTCTCTTTGTTTGCTCGTGCTGCGTCAATCCCTGTCCATAAATCCAGCATACAGACACAGCATATCAGTATTAGGCAGATGAAGATAATTGTCACGCCGCTTCGAATGTCTTGTGTGATAAATCCTACATATTTCTCCATGCTTATTTTATGTTTTTCCCAAAAGTATAGTGTTAGGGATAAGCATAAAAAGACAAACCCTTATAAAATCATTTATCCTTTCATGCAAGGTTTTGATTGTATTTATACTATATTTGTAAAGTCTCATTTGAGGCCTATATATTTTATGTTTGGGGTGCAGAGGCACCCTTTTTTTGTGCAGGTTATGATAATTGATTAAACCATACTCCAAGTGCAACTGTAACTAGCGGCCACACACATCCTGTTACGGTCGCAACGATATCACGCCAGTCTGCTTTTTCGTCGATAATTAAATCTTTTACAATAGCAAAGAAAAGCGCGACTACCGTTCCGATAATGATACCGAATAGTGCATCCCAACTAAATGAACCTTCCTGTAAGATGTAAACTGTTGATACGCAGAAGCAAATCAATGCTCCAACTAAATGATGGTCAAACTTATCTTGACCAACTTTTGCGATAAAAGAATCTAAAGCAGTCATAAAACTAAAATTAAGATTACTACCCACCACAATATGCAAAGTATATACGGGTAGGATATATACAGTGCTTTCGATATATTTCTCATATAATTTGAATTAACCCGGTTATTCTACAAAAAATTCTGCCTAAGTTGGGGTCTACATCAACTTCACATCAAGAAAATATCTTTCAGCCATCATTCTATGTCCTTCTGCCTTTGGATGTATATTCATAATAACTTCTAAAGGAGTATCAAGAACTCTCTGCTCTCCATTCTCAATGACAGTTTTCCCAACCGGAATAGTATAAGTATAAAAGGCATCGTATGAAGCACTAGTCTTAATAATATCAAAACCTCCGGGTACATTCTTTGAGTTAGATGCACTATAATTAGTCTTATCATTAATATTATTATTTTTTGCTGTAGCAATATCGCCATAATATCCGCGATAACCTTTTTCTGCCCATATTTCATCTACAATAGTGTTTAAAGCGGGACTTAAAATTGTTTCTTCTCTACCTGTAACTATAAACGATATTACATGATTTATAATAGGAATAATATCAGCACCTTCGCAATCAGTTATCACTTGTTCTATTTGTTCTTTATTAAATCCTCCATTCAGTCCCATGTGCCATGAGCAGTACTTAGGCTTGATATATTTGATTTCATTCTCAAAAATCTCACTCCAAGAACTCTGGCCTGCTCCACCCTGTGCAACAATTGTAACACTACCATATTTTTCAGCTATAATCTCTGAATAATTTTCTCCTTTTCCTACTCTTCCACAAGATTCTGTAACTGAATTACCAAATAAAATAAGCAAAACGCCGCTGACTAAATATGTCTCTACCTGTTCAATCGTGTAACTTCCCGATATGTTCTCAAATGTTAGATAACATTTGAACGCACCGTTCTGATTACTTGCACTTGTATCCAATGTACATTCTGTTTCTTCACCTGTCAAGAAATCTGTCACAGTAACATAGAATATTCGCCTTATATATTTAAGCTCAACTATATATTTTCGGCCCTGAACAAAGGATATATTAGAATCAAATTCCTGCTTACCAATGTATATTTTATTATTGTTCATGTCGATTCTGAATTCACTTGTCCAATTACCTTCAGCAGTCATGTCTGAGAATAATAAATTTGAAGTGTTCTGAGCCATGTTTACTTTAAGTTCACCTAATGATGTAGGTGTTACAATAAACCTGTGTATTCTTCTGTCTGACCAATATCTCTTATTTAACGCGGCATAACCTTCTGCTTGGTTCAATATAATTGATGATTCGTTTACTTCCGAATTAGATAAGACATAATCAGATTTATTGAAAGTATTACCATAAGCCTTCACCCAAAATTCGTTACCGGTGATACCAGCTATTTTATTTTCTAATAAAGCGATTTTATTCTTATTTTCATTGATACCTTTCTCATTTTCATCTGTTTTCTCAATGTTCTCTTTTAATTCTTTGTCAATACTCAATAGTTGAAAAGAAGTTTCAGACAAAACAGTATAAGATAGCATTTCCCCTTTGAAAGCATATTTATTAGATACAATATAACTTTCACCTAATTCTTTTTGAGATTTGTTGTAGTAATACATAGACAATCCTATATACTTACCAGCTGATATTTTCTTATCTGTTAAAATCTCATTTATACCAGCATTTACAGATATCGGTATCTGTTCTTCTATATTAATCTCACCATCAGACTTATCCCAATTACATATAAGCAATTTAATTTCATCCTGTAATTTTTGATAGAATTTTATTGATAAATAGCCTTCTTTTTCAACTGCATTACCAAATATACAATTTCCTGCTCCCTGTGCTACATTATCATCAATATTATTCTCCCAATCCCAGTTATTTACTTTAATATCTTTTTGTATTAAATCAATATTTTTCTGGTTTTCTGATACTTCTTCTTGTAACTCAGTTAAACTCGATGTATCTTTATTTACACAAATAGCGTAAACATTTTCTTTTGTAATAATATCTCCTATATCACCGCTAAAATCTGATGATATTGCAAGAATTTTTGCGTCTTGAGGAACTTTTAGTGCTAAATAAGTCTTACTACTTTCTCCAGCATTGTATATATGTTCTCCTTGTGATTTTATTACATTTTCATTATTAGGTGTATCGGATGTATAAAAAAGGAAATTGATATATTTGTAATTTGATATATTAGAGCCATCTATGACATTTGATAAAAACAACGATTGAACTCCTTCTACATTTATTACACCTAAAGACATTCCATCTTTTACTCCAATAGCGTAGTTATAATATAAAAATTTATCTTTTTGTGTAATTAAAAAACGCACTATTTTCCCAATAGCTTTATATTGTTGATTATCTAACTCTGTAAGTTTATTATCCCGTTTCTTTAATTCTTCATCGGTCTTGGTCTTATCATAGTAATCCTGCTCGAGCTTGTTTAGGTGTTCCAGCATTTCCGTGCCTACACGGGTAGCTGTGTTCTGTTTATTCGTTTTTTCATCGCGGATCTGGATGGCCAGTTGCTTTAATTCTTCGAATGTTTTTGTTGCCATAATTCTGAGTTTTTTACGAAGTAAACTTACCGAGTTATTCTACAAAAAGACATTAATAAGAATACCTGTTCTTGTTTTTCCAATGTGAACCCCAAAGACGGTTTCTCAACGATGTTCCTCTTACTCTTTCGTTGTATTGGATGGCGTCAACGATTAATCCACAGAATTCTTCTGAATACATGAAGGCCATCTGTTCTTTTAATACCATAACTGAGGCATAATATGGACGTGAGAACCATTCTCGAGGATACCTTGTTTCACCTGAAGTATATCCGCCTCCCCAACCTGGTCCTCTTTTACGTGGGACATCCAGCCTGTTTTCGACGCGATAGCTGTAATTCAACACATCAAGATAACCTTGATTACCTTTTTTATATCCGACTCCGGTACCACAATCTTGGTATATACCGTACTCCATGAATTTGTGCTGTATGGTTGCGAAGTCGGTTGATCCAGCTACGTTTTCAGTGATTTGCCGATGTAAAGTATAGGTGTCTATTACGTGCAATCGTTCTATCTTCTCACGCCAAATGTTTACCATCATCTCCGACCAGGCGTTCATGTATTTTAAACGGTCTTCAGGAGTCGCATTTTCTGCCATTTGCCGTTTCTTCTCTGAATCAAGGCTGTGCCACCCTGTATTCATTCCATGCCATCCTCTAGCCATTCCACTCATCCTCCTTATAACATAAATCCGTAGGTTCGGTCAGCTCGACCATAAAGTATAAGCCGGTACATCCGGAAATAAAGTATTCACCCAGTTCACGGGTGTAGATGCGGGATACATTCAGGAAGGATAAATCCAGGTCTTCGTAGATGTATTTGTCACGGATCATGCGGGAATGGAACTGTCGGAAGAGTTGCCGGCAGATGTTCAGCTTTGCCGCACGTTCGGTCATGTCGTCGTAGCGGTAACGAATCAGGAGGAATACCGTGAAGGTGCGCTTCTTGAACCAGCCACCTCCGATTTGTTCGGTGGCTGCGTCGTTGGTATCATCGACGCAGACGAAAGCAGATTGTTTCCGGGAATTGTCGAGCACATCCTGGAGCGAATTGATACCGCTGCAGGAACATGGAAAGAATGAGTTGGCTTTGGCCAGCTTGTTCTTTTCGGTCAGCTCTTTAAAATAGGCGTGGCCATCAAAGAATTTACTTGTGTCCATTTTGTTTTGATTTTAGTATTTGAATATCGTGTGCTTTGGCGTCCAGCTCGGTCAGGGCCCGCCAGCAGTCCATCTGCAGGACTTCCTTTTCTTTCGTCACGTCGCCGCCGGTCAGTGCCCGAATCTGGGCGTTCATCGCGCCCATTAGGTCGGGCAGTTCCGGCTGATCAGCGTCGGTTCTCTGGTGGAACGGCTGAAAGAAATGGGGAAAAAGGGAGGCGAAGTACAGTTTGATGCTTCCCCACCAGAGGAATACGGAAACCAGTTCGTACTCCTTGATGTGGGAAAAGGAGGCTTTCAGTGAACCTCTGACACCCGGCTTCTTCTTGTAAAGGAAGCCATACAGGGCTTTGAGCTGGGAAACGTTCTGCGAATACAGGTAGCCCTGGTAGTGGTTCTCACAACAAAGGTAATCTTCGAAGCTCAGGCCGTGCAGCATTGCATTGATGGCATAACGGCCGCCTATCCTGTCCAGTCGGACGGGATAAGCGTTGGGTTCGGAGATGAAATCAATCTGCCGGAGGAAGCTGCGCACCTGCCAGTCCTGAAGGATGAACCTCAGTTTCTTGTGCCAATTCAGACGGAAGGTGCAGAGCCATCCTCCTTTCAGTCGCTTCCGGACACGGATTCCGGTGAAGCGCATGAAGACGTAAGTCTTAGCCTTGACCGGAGAAAACAGGGTGATGACCAGGAACACGTACTGAAGCTGTTCCTGGTTGAGCTGCTGCCAGGAAGTGGGGAACCGGAAGTCGAGTATTCTACCCCCAAAAGTATGTGGAATCATCTTTTTCATTCTGATAAGTCTGGAAATGTTTGACTTTGTAGGCTTCGGAGTCCTTGTAGCTGGTGAATACCTCTACTTTGGATTCCGCGTAGTTCTCAATGCGTTCCAGCATGCTCTTTGCTGCCGACCAGTTCTTTGCGATGCAGAAGCCGATGAACTTGCACATGTAGTCGGCCATGGCTGATTCTTCTTTGGTGAAAGCGTTGTGACGGGCCTGTTCGAGGATGTGGTCGAAGAACTCGGCCGACACGTGCTGCCGTATCTTTTCTTCTGCCTGGTACATCTTTGTCCGGAACTCGAGCAGCTTGGAACGGTGTACGTCTGCTGAAGGAAAATCAACGTACATTTTCAGTTGTTTGGCTGTATACATCAGGTTCGGGATGTTGATACGGGCCTGTGCCGTATCTGCCCAGCTGGTACCGACCAGCAGCTCCAGACACCGGTCGTAGGTATCTTCGGCTGCGTTGGTGACTTGCTGCAGCAGGTTCTTCACTCTGTCAGCTGAAGCCGGGGCCAGATTTTGGTTAGACACCACACCGAAGCCGGTGGGGGTCAGTACCAGGTCGAGCTGTGGAATCTGTTCCTGATAGGTACGCAGACAAACCAGCTTTGTGACCGCCTGCTCGAGTCCGGGAATAGTATCTAATTTGTCTGCCATGTCACCCAGCAGCACGCAGTTGATGCTTTGAAGCGTGTCGTCCAGGTGAGGAGCAATCATATCATACACCTCTGCCGTGGAATTGGTGGCAGAGGAACAAATCTTCTCGAAAATCTCTTGTGAAAATGTGATAGCCATATTGATTCGTTTTAGGATTTGTTTTCAAGGTCTGAAGCTGTCTTCTGTTTGGCATCGGTGTTCTGGTCAAGGGTGGTGAGCAGTACCATGGGCACATCCGGATACACTTTCTCACTCCATCCGTTGTACTCGATGACGATGTTATGCGGGATGTTCATCAGGTCGTGGAAAGGAATCTCCAGTGCCTGCTTGAGCGTGAACAGCTCGCGCTTGTCTGAACCGGAGTTGTTACTCTGTCCCTTGCCAGGTGTGGCACCTACCAGGTTGGGATGGATGTTGTCACCGTAACAGGTGATGTTACTAGCTTCCTGGATGTCTTCGCTCCAGTCGCCGCCTTCCTTGCCGGTCTCCACCACATTGATGCGTACCATCCGGACCTCACGGCCATTCGGGTCGATGTAGTATCCGGTAATCCAAACTTTGCCGCTGTTTTCGATTCCGGAAACAAAGTTCTTGATGTTTTCCTTCTCCTTTTTGATACGCTCCATCTTCTTCAGCGGGTCGGTAATATGCTCTTCCGCACAAATGTTACTCCAGTAGTCCTTGTGTACTTCGACCTGATACTTTACGCTGGCATGGTTGCGGAGCTTCGCTTTCTTGCCTTTCCCAATCAGTCGCTTGATGTCGTACCAGTCGCCCCGGAAAATGCTGGTGTAGTAGGGGATGGGGTAATACTGGAATCCGGGTGTGGGGAAGCGCACAAGGATAGCGAATTTACGGTCATCAGTACGGACTCTTGTTTCGCCATCGCGTCCAGGTTCACGCCCCATGAGCACCATCAGGTCGCCCAGCGGGTCGCGTGGATCCAGCAGACGGATGACTTCGTAATCTTCCGGACGGAGGGAGGCGTTTTCGCGGAAATTGGCATAAATCACATGATTGATTTTGCCCCTTCTGGCCTGTTGGAAACGGCAGTAGCAGGCCTCTTTGTGAATGAGCCGGTTGATTCTTTTGCCGTCCCTGGAAAGAATGATGACCGACACGCAGAAAAAGAAATACTTCATGTCTGTAGCTTGCTCGAGCTGGAATAGCGGCAGGCTGTTGTGAATCAGCCAGCGTTTGATTTCTGGATGGGTTGTCGGCTGTCTGGTGTCTACGTCCATGTACTTCAGTCCGGCACCGTAACAGGTGATGACGTTGAACAACTTATTTTGACTCATCACTTCGTCGATGCCTATCATCTTGATGATATTAAATGGAAGCTGGTTGTCTTCACCGAAATTGACATACGCCATGCCTTTCCGGCCGGGAACAGGCGTAGTCTTCACATTTGCATCTTCATCGAATACCAGGCTGCTGTCTTCTACGGAAGCCATTTCGGTGGCCACGTTGGAAACCTCGATGTCGAATATCTCACCAGGCATGAAGTCGCCGTCGTATTGCAGGATTGTCTTGTTCATATTAAAGGTAAATTGTCATGTTGTTAATTTCGAAAAGGGATATGTCGCGGAAGGAACGGATTACGCCGGATGCCGGAAGGCGAACCCGATGGAGTCCTTGTCGCCAGTGCGAGCCGACGCACACCGCGCCTTTGTATTCCAGAATGTCACCTGTGCTGAGCTTCCAGAGCTTCAGGTTGCAGGGCTGCCCGGACTCGAGCAGCCTTAATGCGTCTTTGATATGTATTACGTTCATAGGCTTTAATTGTATGTGTCATCGAATGAGTCGTCGAAAATGTCCGGAAGCAGACGGAGCCGCTGCTGGTACCGGGATGCGAAGATGTAGGAAACAGTGAAAGCAAACAGTCCGTCGTCTTCATCGCTCCGGCTGGTATTGCTTTCGGTGATGGTTATCGGAATGTCTCCGGATTCATCCATCAGCCAGACTTCGATAGCCCTTGCCACATCGTCGGCCAGGTTGAACATGCCTTCGGGGATGTAACCTGTATTGAGTGTGTGCTTGCGCTGCTCGTCTACGTAATAGTTTTTGTATTGCCCGGCGAAGTAAGCTGCACTCCGGGTCAGTTCCGGCTCTACCGTATCTCCGCCCACAAAGTAGAATGTCTCGACACATCCGAACGAGTTCCGAAACTTCAGACCGACGGATTCCGGTTCGTCCTGGTCTACGCGAAAAGTCTGCTTCCGGGCGCCGGCCAGGATGGTGTACCGCAACAGCCGGTAGCCGGACTGGGTAAATCGGGAAGGGGATACGTCTATGGAGCGGATACCGTAGTCGGCCACATTGCCCAGTGAACGCGTGGATTTGAGAAGCTGGTTCTGGTCGTTGACGAAGACACATTCTGCCGTCACGGGAATAGTCGTACCGCCTGAAGACAAACTTCCGGTCGTCAGGTACAGCATTTCCGTGCGGTCAAAGGAGGTGATTTTGTCACGCCCGGCTAAGGTCGTCAGGAAATAGTTCGTCACGAAATCTACTCCACTGCAGGGGATGATGGGACGGCATAACAGCACCGTGAAGGTCTTGCTGATGGTTGTTTCACTGGAAGCAGATACCTCGTAGCTGAACTGAAGCATCGGTGAACCGATAAGGTAAGGCTCCATGAGGGAAAACAAATCAAGAATGCGTATCTGGTTGCTGGCGTCCTGAGTATAGGTTTCTTGCAGAATGACCGTATTTGCTTGCTTCAGCACAAAGGTTACCCTTTTGTCTGCGCTGATTGTGAAGTTGTCCAGCTGTGAGGACAGGACGAAATCGGGTATATCTTGTGGAATAGTGAGCATAAATCTTTGTTTTTCTCAAAGATACCTGGCTCCGGAAAGGGGTAAAAAGACAAAAGGTGCAGCGTCCTCACGACGCCACACCTTGATATAAATGTAGAAAAAATGTAATCATCTAAAAAACTTACAGTCTATCTGCGCTGCATCATCCATGCCGGCCGGCCATCGGGGCCAATGGTGAGTTTGTAATTTAACTCTACCAGGGTAGCGGCAATCTGGTTGATGCTGATTTCTGCCATATCTGACAGCTCATCCTGAATTTGTTGGGATGTTTTGTAGATAACACTGTCGCTCTCCTTATCTACCGGAAGATATTCCTGGAAGTAACGGAGAAGGATATATTTGTCGAATTTGATTTTATCGGTTGCCATGTTCTGCCTCCTTTCTGTCGCTCAATGCGATTCCCATAATTTTATACAATGTCTCAAAATCTTCGCGGGGACACATTATAGAGTCACGCCCATTCATGAATATCTGGTACTCTTCTATGAACAAGCCTTTCTCGTTGTAATAGGCTGTCTTTTGTACCTTGAAGCTGGTTTTATCATCATCCATTATAAACCTCCTTTCTTGCAAAGTAAGATGGAACAAGCAAACCAGCAGAGGCAGGCAATGGCGGCCAGCCAATGGGTGAATACAGAACAGGTTAGGATACAGAAAGAAGCTAGTGCCTGGGAAATGAGCACAGTCTGGCGGTTGGAAACTTTCTCTTCCATGATGGAGGAGAACAATACATTTTCACGGTTAAGCCATAACGATATACGGCTTTGTTTTGCCTGGTTTGCAGGTAGGGCAATTTGATTTTTCATTTTTGTACAGCAGTTTAAAATGAAACAATATGTTTGTTAAATTACGGAGAGGAAACAAAAAAAGTTCCGCTCCCCGCTGCTGTACACCTGAATCAGGCCGTGGGTCCATTAAGACTCCACACGGGACGGAACTATAAGATATAATAGGCTATGCCTTGGGCATAAAAAATGCCCGCAGCAAAGTTATTTGGCGAGCCATCTCGCCTGATTCAAATGTACAGCATTGCAAATATGAGGATTTATTTTGGAATAACAAAAGAAAAAGCGGAAACTTTTTTATGGTTTCCGCTTTTTATAGAGCCTTTCAGTCATGTTTTCAGTACTTCCTAAGGAGTACTTCAGTACTGCCATGGAAGTACTGGAGTACTTTCAGGGAAGTACTGCGGTACTGGCTAAGGAGTACTGGGGATAAGTTAGTTTAGATTATCATTCGCCTTTGAGGGATTTTACTAATTCGTCTTTTGCCTCTTTACGCATTTCTGCTTTCAACACATCATAGGCTAATAACACATCTTTAATTGCTTTTATTTCTGTATTAGTAAGTTTTCGTGTGTTAGTGTATTTCCCGCTCAAACGCATTTTTACACTTTTACCATTGACCATTTTTCTTAAGAATGCAAGTAAATCGTCATTCACACGAACGTCTATCCATTCCCATACTCGTGTATCATTCTCAGTCTTTTTATCTCTGTATTTATCAAATGGTATATTAAATGTGTTTCCATCATATGAAAGATAAGCGGATTCAAAGAAAATCCAATCTTCTCCTTCATAAGACATCATCAACCTTAACCAAATACTACTCTCATCTTGGCCAATATATATTGATGTATAATTAGTGTTTGTATAATGTCTGAAATATGGGTTTTCATACCAGGTGATGTGATTTATGTCGTCATATTTCTTTCTTAATTTGTTTACAGCTTGCAATCGTTCTTTCTTTTCAGCATCTGCCTTTTCCTGTTGTTCTTTTTCGTATTTGGAAACTAAATCTTTCACCATAGTATATTCCTTGGATTCAGGATGATATTTTTCCAATTTATCTTTGATGGATTTGAGCTCATAAATATCTCCAGCTTTGTATAACTCATCAATGTTTGAGCACAATTTTTTTGGGCTATTTCTGTATCCTTCAAGTTCTGGCATTATCTTATTCAAAGAGTCTCTGAGTTGAGTAACTTCAGATGTCAGACTTTGAATTTTACGCTCCATTTCCCCGTTATTACAAGAAGAAATAATGGTACTACATGTAATTAAAATGAGATATTTTATTTTCATAAGCTAATGATTTGTAAAGTTCGTACTGATTTTTCCCAATTAAGCGATAAATATAAATCCAATCATACTTGTTTATGTCTCAAAATAAATTCTGTTGTTGTGGCTCTTTTGCAGATTCTTTGTATTTCTTAATCATGCCGAGCATCAGTTCATCTCTTTCTATGCCCTGGTTAATTGCTTCAATCATCTGCAGAGTCGTGTTCTTATCTTTTAAGTCCTTCTTGTTCTGACGAAGCTGGCCACTTGCCCGGGTGTTTAATGATTCAAGTACGATAGATTCTGTAGTGAATTTCAGTTTCCGGTAGGGAGTTGCACTGCCGTTGATTAGGTCTTCGAGCATCTGGAAGAATTCGTCTTTCTCTCCACTCTTGAATTTGTTCATCAGGTAATCTGATACTACCACGACGTCAAGGTCTTTGTCGAAGTTCGTGGTTCTGGCATATCCGCCCACATTACCCAGCAGCTGCATGAAGATGTCCAGCCTTCCTGCCATTCCTGGAGAGATAAAAATTTCACGATTGTAGAATGTCAATTCTCCACTGTCCATAAAGGTCTTGAACCACAAAGCGTCGTAGGTCAAGTTTACATTTTCTTTTTTGATAGCCATATTCTTAGTGTTTAGTTATTTCGTTCATAATTTCGCATAATTCTTTCTCGTAAATGAGCCGGATGTTCTTTCCTTTGGCATTGAGTTCTTCAATCTTTTTGAGTTTAGACGGGCCGGCACCTTCTCCGACAATGACAATGTTTGTCTTGCCTGATATTGTCGTATTTATGTCTGCACCGAATGATTTTAGGATAGAACCGAGTTCATCACGGTCAGGGTAGGCGCAAAAGATGCCTGTAATCACTACTTTTTTCTGGAAGAAAATCGTATCCTTGTTTTCTACGTCTTCTTCGGATAAAGGCATCAGGGTGTCATGGTCGTACTTGCGTGCTTCTTTATTTGCCATTACTTCCTTCAGGTCATAATGTGCAAGGTCTTTCGCCAGGTGTCCCTGGTAGCAAAGGTAAAGCTTTGCACAGGCTTCCGCATCAGCCAGTGCGTCGTGATGGTTGACAAGCTGGATGCCGTTTTCTTCACAGCATGCTTTCAGGCCTTTGCCGTACAGTTCGAGTGTATCGACGTAGTGGCTTAGGTCAATTCCGGCCAGGCCATAGTATTCCATACAGCTTCTGAAGACGTTGATGTCTGTGGAGCTGTTGTGACATACAATCGGAAGATCTTCGATGAGGGATTTTAGTAAAGGGAACAATTCAGAGAAGGTGGGGGCGTCGGCTACCATCTCATCCGTCAGGCCGTGTACATGGGTGTTACGTTCAGTCCTAGAGTCTGGTATCGGTTTGATAAGTGAGTAGAACTTCTGGCTGATAACCCCGTTGTGGACTCTTACAAACCCTATGGCGCATGCACTGGTCAGTTCCGGTGTCATGGTTTCAAAGGTAAGCATTCGAAGAAATGCACCTTTTACACTTTGAGGTTTGGTTGTAGCTT